ATTCCTCCATCAAAGATTTCTGGGTAGCGTTCAATAAGTCCTTTAATAAATTGCTCAAAAAAAAAAGTGTGCCGAAGTGTATATCCATTGTGATATTCTTAAACTTTTCAGGATATATTTTACCATCATATGCTTTAATATCATACAATGCACCTGATTCCTTTACAACTGGTCTATATAAGATACTCATAATTTCAGCCCACTTATCATCAATAGCAATATTCTCATACTTTGAAATGTCCACATAAGCACCATATGCCATCTCTGATAGGTTTGGTTCAAAGCCGTATTTAACTCCATCTATTGTGATGAATCTTTGTAATGGATAGTTTGTATTGTTAAAGAATTTTAAAACATCAGCCTTTATTGCTATGTAAGTGTTGATATCCATTTGTTGTAGATACTCCAATGGGAAGTGGCATAAGTGATGGAATAGACAAGCAGTTAATGCTTCATCATCATCCTTATACGTTTCCATATCTTTACGCAGTTTTAAATAATCTTCTAATGTTACTGCTTTCCAACTTTGTGGTACTTCTACTTTTATTTCTTTTTTCATATTATAAAAATGATTTTATTTCTGTTTTAATTTCAGATATATCAATTGTGTTCATCTTTTCCGATACTAAATTTTGTAGTTTGGCATGTAATGAATTTCTTTGTTGTACAGTTGCCAATACTGCTGCTTTAGCTTCTCTCAATTGTTCTAGCAATAATTTGTTGTTGTTTTCCACATGCGCAACATATTTTGCCATTTCTAAAAAATCTTCTTTTGTTAAGTTGTCTAAATCTAATTGTGTGTTCTCCATATTATTTATTTTATCGTACTCTAATTACATATTTCCCTTTTGCAGTTGCTACTTGTGATAATCTCATCATAGCACCATAACGGGCTGCATCAATAAGGTGATTGTTAAAATCAACCGGTCTATCTTGTTGTCTACCGAACCTATCCACTTCCCATTCATATCCATAGAATTCATTAACTAAATTCTGACATGTTTTAGGAATGTTTATAGAATAGTTTTGTAATACTTGTATTCCAAAGTTAATACTATCCTTTCCTTTTACTACCGGTCTAATATTGAATCCCATTCGGTATAATTCTTCTATAAGTCTTGGTTCTGCACTATCTGCCCATATTTCCCAACGATTATCTCCAACTATTGCACGTAGTTTAGATGCAATATCGTTTGTTACCAATCCTCTTTCATAACAATTCTCAACCAAATAGATTTCTCTATCCTTTTTAAATAAACTTACTATTGCCGTAGGGTCAGCACTATATCCCGGGTCCAAACCTATACAAATAAATTCAGCATCATCAGGCATCCAATCTATTACATTGAATTGGAATACGGCTTTATCGTTTTGTACGAACTCACCTAATCCATAAGTTCTCCATGCTTTAGGATTTGTTCTTTCTAATGCTTTGATTGCATCTACTAACTCTTTATTAAGGTATGGGTTATTCTTAAATGTTGTGAAGTATTGTGTAGTGTTTTCTAATGAACGAATCCAATGGTGTGGACTGATAGTAGGGTTTAAACTCAATACAATAGGACCTGTACAACGTATTTGTAATTGAAAGAATGATTCCTCATCTATTTCATTCGCTTCATCTAACCATAGTATAGAACTCTTTAATCCTCTCAATTTATCAGGATCGTCAGTTGATACAAACTTTATTTCTGAATCAGTATAGAACTTGTATATTCTATCTGATATATTAAAATCGTTTTCATTCCATATACCCATCTCAATCATTATATCCTTAAAATCTTTTATTAATGTACGTTTTAGGGATGGTATAGTCTTTCTTACTATTGTCACATCTTCTTTACCTTCTAAACACTTTACAATAATCCATTGAATTAAAGCATATGTCTTTCCACTTCTCGTTCCACCATAGTGAATTGTAACTCTTGATGGTGAATCATTTTGGTGTTGGTATGTGATTGTTGTATTAACTTCCAGGTTCATCTATACTTTTTTGTGTTATGTTTACTGAAATCTGCTGAATTCTTTGTTCTATCTCAGCTTTCATTTCAACTCTACTCATTTTTGGCATGTGGAATTCTAACATCTTCAATGCGATATCCACTGCTCCCTTTGGGTCTTTCTTAATCATCTCATCCAATATCTTTGGTAATTCATCCAACACTCTATTGGTTGCACGTGCAATTGATACCTTCATCATTTCGGTTGAACGATTGACTGCTCCTTTTGGACGGCCTTTACTTAATTTATGTCCTGCTTCAAACTTTGCCATAATATGTTTTAATGGAATTTTGCCATTATTTAATTGATTCTATATAATTTTAACACACTTATCAACCATTATAGTAGATGTATCAAATTTGGGGTGTTTCTGTTAATCTGGTGGGTGTTTAAAAGGATTCTTAATTGTAGCTCGTAGGTGTAACTTAGCTTTCTTTGTTTGTAAGAACGCGGTACTCTTTGATATTCCTATATTGGATGCTAATTTTTCTAATGTCATATCCTTATCAAATGCATATAGTTGATATAGTTTAGAACTAGCCCATGCTCTCGTTCTTTCCATATTCTTTAACTCTGCTACTATCTGATTGTATGCTTCTTCTAATCTCTCATCTGTATCTAAATCATATTCCTTTTCTACCTCATCATAATCATCACTCAGTCCAGTCTTTCTTTTGTCCGATTTAGTTTTGTTGAAAAAGCGTGAACGAATGAATGAGTGTGCGTACATGAGATTAAATGAATTCAAATACCAAAGAGATGGATTACATTTCTCTGCAAAGTAAAGATATAGTTCACCAACTAATTCTTCTGCTACTTCTTTATCTTTACATAGATTGTATGCCACTGCTATCAACCAATTGTGTGATTGTTTATAAAGTGTTTCTAATCTCTTATTATTTTCTAATTGGACTTTATTCACTTCTTTCTCTTACAAATTTTCTTAATTCTTCTACACACGCTCCCCAATGTCTAGCGGATGTTTTACAACTGCATGGTTGGTTTTGGTTTCTACCTCTTATCTGATTACACCAATTCCAAAATGGTCCCATAAGATGTTCGGGTAGAAATGCTTTAATTCCTTCTAATTCTTTTTTTAATCTATCAAAATCTTCTATTGATAATGGTTCTGTATTCATATTAATAAAATTTAATTCCGTCACACTGTCCATCATAATCTTTATTAGTAAGGCGATTGAGCCATTGCTTTCTTTCACAACATCCACATGAATCGGAATTAAAAATTAGCTTTGACACAAATAGCGCGATTCTTTCTCCGAATCCGAATGTTATTACGTGAATTAGAGCTTCAACCCAATCACCTATCTTTATTCTTTTCATATTATTTAATAAATTTTTTGTTTAAGAAGATAACATCAACTTCTAATCCATCCCTATTACTAAATACCTTTGTAAGTTCAAAACCATTATCTTCCATAAATTTAGCTAATTCATAGTATTCAGTTCCATTTTGATAATAAGCATTTAATCCAACTTCGGTATGAATAGCTTTAACGTTTTGTAAATGTTCTTCAAATCCTTTAAAACAATCAATCTCTGCACCTTGTACATCAACCCAAAGTAAATCAACTTTATCAATTGAGTTATATTCTATAAACGTTTTTGCTTTATTTACTTTAACATTAATTGGTTCCTGTTGATAGTGAGAATATAATGGTGTTACTTGTAATAATGAACTAGCACCAACGTTTCCATTTACTACCTGATAAAATGTTGAATCACCATCATAGGTTGATAATGCTACATTGTTACAAATGATACTACCTCTTTCTTTTGTATTCTCTACACAATATTCAAAACTCGTAGGTACAGGTTCAAAAAGATAAATTTTAGATTGAGGAAACCAATCTGATAATTCTAAAGATTGACAAGCATCTCTACTACCAATATCAAAGATAGTATTGATATCATTTAAATCAATATAATCCTCAATGTTCTTAATAAAATCATAAGTGTATGCTAAAGTATATCCGTCCCAATTTTTGTATCTCATATCATTGATACTACTGAATGCTGTATTATTGTATTTCATATTATTTCTTTTTGTTTAAACAATTCTCTGAATGAGTAACCAATCTTAAATTAG